ATGAAGTCGTACGGATTTATGAGAGGGCGCCGGATCAGCCGCGGGCTAGCGAAGGGGTTGTGACTTACGCGATCCGGCTCTCGCTCACGCTTCCTTGATTTACGACTCATGAGGGTTCTCCCTGGTGTCACCTAGCATATTGCATATCAAGCTATGCAATATGCGATTTGGCAAGGAAAAAGGGCGCCCGCCGGGCGCCCTTTAAGGAATTAAGGGGCCTTCGTGTCCCCGCCGCCCTGCGGGGGCGGGGAAGGGGCCTTCGGAGGGGGCTCCGCCCCCTCCACCCCGGGAGTTTTTTTCGCATCCATGGCCTCCTGGCCGGCGCGTAACAGCTCTCTAACGGGTGGGTCAAAATCGTTCTCAAACCCAGACCGCAAATCCTCCGGATCATCACCGATATCGAAATCCTCCGATTCCTCGAAGGTCTCATGACCAGAAGCGAGCGCCTCTTGAGCCAGGCGCTCCGACCGAACCATGTCACGGACGATCTCGACCATGGTCGGTTGACGTTTATAGCCGATCGGCGGTGCGATCGGAGTGGGGTCAGGGGCCTGCTGGCCTTCGGCCGTCAGGCCACGGCTAAGAAGCTTACCGAGATAATCCTTGATCGGGATACGCGGTTTCTTGATCGGAGCAGCGAGTTTTTCAGCCATGTCACACCTCAGTAGATGAAGGAGTTGCCGGAACTGGCGACAATGCGCCGAGCCTGGATCGAGTGCCGTGCCATGACATATAGCACATCTTGCGACGGGACGGCGAAAGGGTTCTCTGTTGGGACGCACCGAACGAAAGACGCATTAAGGGCAGGGTCGCTGGAGAAAGAGCGTCCAAAGTGCCAAAAGTTGAGAAGTGAAGTCCGGAACTCACCAGCGACCATGCTTTCTGCCCGACGATACTCGTCATACCGATCTTGGTATCCAAAAACGCCGTTCGGCGACGCGTGATCAAGTTTCACCTCCTTGTTGAGCACTTCCTGCTGACCGATGTGTTGAAGCTCTTTTTGAAAGTAATCCTCTTTTGTCTCATAGGACCAGTGACGTTGCAGTCCCTGCATATAGATAGTTTTGGGTTTCACGGTCATGAACGTGAAGATATACCCATGCTCCTCAAAAAAGCGACGATATCGATTAGATCGAGCCACTCCAATGCCGTGGCCTCGTAGTTCACCGACCGGATCGTCACCTTCGGCTGTTTGAAGCACTTCGGAAAATTGAACAGGGTAGCGTCCGCCACCGAGGAACTCGGGACGTTGCAAGCGTGCATCTGAACTCCGCACGCCAAGGTAACGGAGATATTCCACGTAGCGCGAGCCGAACCGCGCACGGGCCTCCTCGAACCGCTGTAATGCAAAGGCTTCCCTCAGCAGGTTGATAGTGATGGCAGAAGCGCCAGTGAGATCAGCGTAAATATCAGGGACAGACGTAAGATTGTCACCACGAACACGGAACGAGCCACCAGTGGATTGATCGACGATCTGAGACCAGACGTCAGGAGAACCTGGAATCACAGACCCATCAGATTGTTTGTAACCGGTCGCATCCTGCGAATACGAATTTGCCGGCGAACCAGCGATACCAAGAACGTTAGCACGATCACCGAGCGGGATAGTGATAGCAGGGCCTTTTTGCTCCCACGGCCGAGCCGACGTGAAGTAGTCTTTCTCCCAAGCAGCATTTTGAAGCGTTGTAGACGTCGTCGAATCGACGCCAGACGCAGTAGAGATAGCGAGCTTCGTCTCAAGGTCTTGATCACGGAACCACTCATTCCAGATCAGAGCATACCCACGAAAAGGCAAAGCAGAAACAGACTGACCCGCGCCAATGGAAGGAGGAATGCCCAGGTAATCAGCCAGACTACCAACGGCAAAGCCACCACCAGGAATAGTGACTGTAGGACGAACCGAATCGTCATTGCCATCAGGACCTCCAGTTATGAAATCTTCCCAGTCGTCCCAAACCAAACGATGCGGAACGAACCAGTGAGATATCTGAACGTGTGTTGGATGCATGACCGGCGCGAGTAATGGAGAGAAGCGTACCATACACGTTGTGGCCTGCTGGATAGAATCACCCGGGAGCACATGCGTGAGTCCAATCGGTACGAGTTCACCCATATCAGACGAGAACAGCTTGGTATAACCGAGAGAGAATTTCGAGCGCTTCATATCGTGTTCCTTTGTTTGAAGATTTTTTGACGAGCTTCTATCGACGCGATTTTCGCGGCGTTGACTTTTTTAAGCTGCGCGATGATCGACGGATCATCCTTAGACGCGCGCGCAGCCAAGCGCACAGGGAGCATTTGTTCATAGCGTTCTTTAATCACCTCTTCAGGAGTAGCCTCCGGCCGCCCGCAAAGAGTACGGAGTTGACGTTGCAGGTATCTTCCCAACGGTTTGATTTTTTTTCCATGTCGCAGCCCTGACGGAACGTCAGGCTGCGTAGATTCGAGATCATATTGAAGGAACGTAGATGCAACATCGTGGAGAGCATTGAAGCCGATTCCATGAGGCCGAGTCGACTGACGTTGGAATTCATCGTGTCTCCCATTCAAGGTCACAGGATCAAGAACCAGTTTCTTGGTCACATACTGAGCGATGTACTGGGCAGAGTGATCTTCAACAAGTCCGAGGTACACATGTCCCTTTCCCCAGATGTCGCGTACGGAATCACACACGTAGCAGCAAGATCGCCCCTGATGAACTTTATCTGAACGTGTCCTGAGCCATCGACACGTGGGGAAGTTAAACACTGCCAAGTGATAGTGAGGCCGTTCAGTTGTGCTGCCATATTCGCCAACAGCAAAGAACCTGAAGCGATCAGGTTCATAATATTTACGCAGTCGCTTAAGAAAGAGTTGGAGGTCTCGGGGTCGAAGTGATGGATCACGCGGGCCGTGTTCTTCTTCATGCATGTCCCTTATCGTTAGTGTCATAAAACAATTTACAGGATGACAAAGAGCTTCAAGCTCAATGCGATGAGCCCATATCCTGCGACGACGAATCAGACAGGGCAGACACCGACTGCAGCCGAATGTCTGTCCTGCCCAGTTTTGCCAAGGGTGTTTGCAGACCGTCACCAGCGGTAACCTATCCGTTGTGCGCGAACGGGCCGACCAGCCCGGCCACGACGTTTGAACGACTTGCCGCGACGACGGCGGACAAAACGTTTACGACGGATTCTCATATCATCACCTCCTTTCACCAGTTTCCACGAGTACGCCCCGTTCGACGTGGACCGATTTGCCGTGTCCAGTCACGAGGATTCGAATAACCACCAGTCTCATTGCGAGGCCAGTATGTATGCATCAAGTCCATAGGAATGTTCACAATACCAGCGACGTCGGCAAAGTGTTCACCGTAGCGATCTTCAAGTACTTGAGCATCAGGGTAGGACGGATTTGTTCTAATGCGCATCGGACCGTACGGGATGCGAGCCGTGTCCGGAACGACATCCGCTTTTTGTTTGATTTTGTCAGATTCGACGGGAGCGCCAGAAGGGGAAACAGCGAGAGTTGCGGGTTGTCCATCGATCATAGCCCTATCAGCAAGACCCGGCATAGCGGGACCAATTTGAGAACGCTGTTTTGCTATTTGAGATGCGAGTAACTCATTCTCCAGACCCATACGGGTCAACTGCAGATCCTGTGTTGTTTTCAAGAACGCAGCGTCACGGCCTCCTTGGGTTTGTGTAGCCTGCATGGCCCGGGAAATGTCTTGTCCAGCCGAAGCGAGAGCCGACCCCATAGATGTGTCAGGCGTAGCGACGTTCCCGACAGATTGGGGACTGTACGAGTATCCAGACGCGCCCATAGCATACAAGGGGTGGATGCCAGCCTTAAGCGCGTCGGCCGCTTTCCATTGAAGGGAATTTTGGGCGAACTCACGTTGAAGCTCCTCCTGTCGCTGCGCGTTCTCGCGTTGCCACGCAATATTAGCCTCTTGAGCGGACTTGTTCGACGAACTGTTTATGAGACCGCCGGCGATAGACGCGCCGGCGGCAATGATTGGCCCGAGCATTAGCAACTCACTTTGCTGTACCAGTTGGTACGTTTGCGGGTGCCTTTACCGCGTTGACGTTTAGCGATCATCACCTCCTTACGCTGTTGCCTGCGAACACAGATCACAGTGTGCTTTGGATCGGTGAACCGAACGCCAGTGGGAACAGCCAATTTAAGAAAAGGGCGCGCCTTGGTCGGGCGCGCCTTGTTTACGTTCAGTGGCTGTACAGGGTGGCCGGACAACTGCCGTGCCGGCCGGAAGAAGTCGAGGGGGTTATGAAGACGACGATCCTCGACTTCAACCAGGGGACCCATGAAGTCGTACGGATTTATGAGAGGGCGCCGGATCAGCCGCGGGCTAGCGAAGGGGTTGTGACTTACGCGATCCGGCTCTCGCTCACGCTTCCTTGATTTACGACTCATGAGGGTTCTCC